TGTCACGGCTGCTGTCACGGCTACTGTCACGACGAGGTGGTTCATAGTCACGGTAGGATCCTCCAGAATCTGACCCAGATGCACTAGAATATCCATTATCGTCATACTTAACTTCTTCGGTTGGTTTGTGTTTAATAGGATCGGCTATGTCTCCGAAATTAAATGGGATACTTGATTTATTATTATCTCTTTTGTATTCAAGGTAACTTCCACCACTATCACTACCAGATGTAAAAGACTCTACTCTTTCAATTTTTTTGGGCTTATCGGGTTTTCCAACCTTAATAATTTCTTGTCTAGGTTTTCTATTTACTTGATTAACTGTAGGTTTGTCGATAGTTTTCGTAAATAGGTTATCGGTGTTTCCATATTCTATTATACCAATATCACCAATGTCATCATTGTTATTATCATCTATACCCAACGACACAACCTGTCTATCGGGTTTATTTTCAATAGTAATATTGGGTTGGTCAGATTCACTATTACCAAAACCAGTCACAACATCTACTTCTGTCATTATTAACTTGTTAATCAATACTATATTTTTAGGTGACCTAGAACGCACTTTACAAAAATCCATAGGAAGATAATTATTTTTCATAAAATAATAAATTCATGCGTTCCCTAATATATAAATATTTGTATTGTTAAGATAAGATGCCAGAAAAAATTAAATCCAAATCTTCTTTAGAAGAACTATGTCAATCAATAACACCAGAACCAACTAAATCAAGACTAGATTTTTATTCTTTTGCACAAAATAGGAGAAAATTAGATTCAGACAATAAAAGGTATAAACAAATATACAGTGCGGGAATTTTACCCTTTTATGTAAAAAATAATACAATTTACCTACTCTTAGGAAAAGACCAAGACGGAAAATGGTCAGATTTTGGAGGTAGGTCGGAAGGACAAGACCGGGGAAGGTGGGATACTACAGCAGTTAGAGAATTTTATGAAGAATCCGTTGGGTCTATTATGGATATACCAACTATGCTATCCAGATTACAACAACACCGTAAGAACTATACTAAATTGGTAGGCAAAACTTTAAATGGATCACCATATTTTATGTATTTTGTTAAAATACCGTTTAAAGAGACATACAGAGATAATTTTCATTCAACCCTAAATTTTATACAATTTACAAAATCCTTCGATCAAAAGTATATTGAGAAAACAGATATTCAGTGGATATCGCTAGATACAATTATCATGAGTCTAGATGAAGTAAATGCAGATATTATTAATTATCCACTAAGGAAGGTTTTTAAAAAAACATTTGTTGAAAACTTAGAATCTATTAAAAAAGCAGGATCACAACACTATGAAACTAATTATTTTAAATTTGATTAACGGTAAAAAATAATCAAATTTAATAACACTTTAAAATTTCATACGATAAAGTGGTAAAGTAATTAAAAGAAATAATTAAGTAATTAAAGTAAACTAAAGGATGACTACAACTATGTCTAAAATTGAGAGACTCGCAGATACAGAAACTGGCCCCCGCAGTGAACAAATTATCGATACCGAATTGCATGCCAAATTGAAATCTAAATTTCTTAGCTATTGGCCTTCCAGGAAGAATGATTTCTTTCCAGCACCCCAACCAGTATCTTTGGAGAGACGTGATATTTTTAGATTTAAGAAATTCCCATATCTTGCATGTGTTAAGTCTGACGGAATGCGTTTTGTTATGATTTGTACGGAGGTTGATGGGAAATGTAAAACCTACATGGTAAATAGAGCATTTAGATATTATGAAGTTAATCAATGTTTTGGTGGATCGATTTTTAAGGGAACAATGTTTGACGGAGAATTGGTTAAAACTGGGGAAAACAGGGATAAATGGACGTTTATAATTCATGATTGTATCGCATTCTGTGGAGAAGATATTACACAAAAAGATTTTACCAAAAGATACGATTGTGTTCTAAGTACAATAGAAACACATTGGGAATTTGTAGAAAATGATAGTAATTCGTTGGATTCATTCCCCATAGATATTAAGAAATTCTACAAGTTTAAAGATCTTGATAAACTTATCCTTAGCATGAATGACGGTTCAATTAATCACAAAACGGATGGGCTTATATTTACACCTATAAATCTTGGTATTGGTATGCATACACAATACACATTGTTTAAATGGAAACCTCGTAAAAGCCACACATTTGACTTCAAAGTGGTTGATCGTGGAAATCTTATTGTCGCGCAGGTGAATGAAAAGGGAGAACTTTCAGACTTTGCCGGAATCGAAAAGAATACCGAAGTTGGTAAAATGTTTATGAATAAACTAAAGGGGTTGAGGGAATATGTAGATGGGTCTATCGTAGAATGTGATTACAACGAAGTTACAGAATGTTTTGAACCTTTGCTAATTAGGACAGATAAAACACACCCCAACGGGATTTTTACAGTTGACAAAACACTATTAAATATTAGACAAAATATTACAATCGATGAGCTAGTTAAATTGTCTAAATACTAAATATTAACAATAAAATATTAAAATATTTTTAATTATTTTTTTAATTATTTTGAATTAAAATATTTGCTAATTGTAAATGGTTAGTTCAAATTTAATTATACAAATTATCATTATATTGTTATTAATAACTTTATTTATATTAACACTCGTAAGCATATACAGTACAGATGTGGAACAAAAAGACATGATTAACATAGTTAATATTACAACTATTTCGTTAATAATATTACTAATGGTTGTTAACGCTTTAATTAATAGAAAATCTACACCCGCTGCTATAATACCAGCAGTAGCAGCATCATCTTTTGGTAAAATGGTGAAAAAATTGTTAAAGTAAAACGCTAAAAACTGAAAAAACGGAAAACAATAAAAATAGAAATGGTGTACGCGTAATATTTAGAATTTTAATATTTAATACAAGTAAATGTCTTTAAATACTATAATGTCTATACAAAAACAACGCAAAAATAGAAGAACCCAAATTTTCAAAGATATATTTGAAAAAGTCAAGCTGAGAATAAACCACTACACAAAGTTTGGACAAACATGTTGCACCTATCAAGTACCCTACATAATTTATGGACTACCACACGTAAATCTGGGGGAAATAGCAGACTATTTAGAAAAAAGGTTAACCGATGAAGGGTTTTCCGCTTCAAGGGTTGATCAAATAACTATATATGTTTCGTGGGAGGAATCTGTTATAATAGAACAATCCAGATTAAACAAAGAAAAGAAAACACAACGCAAACACGAAAGAGATATGGATGCTATGGATGAAAATAGAAACAAGGAACTACTAAAATCACTAGTTTCATATAATAATTAAAAATTTTGGAGGATATTTTAAAATAATATATTGCATTATAATATAATGACAACCGGAATATTGTCATCAAATATTACAAAAGATTTGGGAAAATGGAAAACATATTCAAAACAGGATAAAATTATGATAACAGGAATACTATGCTCCGCATTGTTATCATTTTACGTAATATATGTTTATATGAACGATAGTACAATATGGTCCACCGAATTAGCAACCGACGAAGAAGTAAACAGAAGACAAAAATCTAGAGGTATGGTTACATCAATAATAACATCATTCTTTTCTGTATCTATATCTTTTATTATGATTGTTGGTATGAAAAGTAACACAGCAATATATCAAGTGTTGGTAAGTATTATCTGCATAGGATTAATTGGATTTATACTAGATAATGCATTTGCTACAGAAAATGGTGTAAGGGTGTTATTACACGGTATTGACCCAGATAAGCCCGAAACAGATTCATTTAAAAAAGTAAATAGTGCACTTAAATATTCTTACGGATCACTTATTAGTTCTAAAATTCCAAGATATTTTATTGTTTCTATGCTTGATATATTTATATCTCTTATGTTGACAGACAGTATTGTATGGGCATTGGTTAATAAATTCAGAATTCACAAATCCATATCTGATATATTTGCTATGATTGTTGTAGCTATTACTACATTTTTAGCATATTCTAATGCAACCAGGTTGGAATGGGCCTATCCAGCAGTAGAAGATTTCCACGAACGATCTTCACTTATATCTACACCAACTATTCTTATTAGTACTATTATAGCAAGCATGGTTTTTTCCAACTGGGAACCCAAATCGTCCAAGGCCACAGGTATTACATCACCCGAAGGTAAACTTATTATGATTATGGTATTGTTTGGACTTATTATAGTTTCTTACTATGCTGGATTCTTAGAACCTATTCTTAAAAATGAAATAAAAAATGAAATAGTACCATGTCCATCAGATGCATCAGCACAGTGTGTTCAAACATTCGTAGAGACAAATGATATACCGACCGTTAAGGATACATACGATATGGGTGTTTATGGAGTAATTGCATTTTTTATTCTTTGTATAATATGTACTATTGCTGTACTCTATTCGTCGTCATTACCTACCAAGTCGTCGAATAACATTTCTTTATCTATACTAGTTATAGGTATTATGACATTTCCTGGGATTATTTCATTTATGGGATAAGTTAAAAGTATTTAAGTATTTGTATTAATATGATTATTACAAAGTAAGAACAAGATGGGTTCAGATTGGATTTATTACACGGATATTCGTCCACGAAGGAAAAGAACTGATGGTGAAGAAGGAAATAATGACTATAAAAATGAATTTATGAAATCGTTTGATTCTTTTTTGGAAGAATGCAAGCTCCCAATTAGTGAACTAAGTAATCATCTAGCAAATAAAGATGTATATAAACATGTTATTAATACAGATAAAATTAATGACATGATAAACAATAATTCAGACTATCATGTTAGATTTCTTAAAAGTAGATTTCTAAGCAATCCAAAATTTAAAAGGGAACTAATTGATTATTACAACCCAATAGGCTATTTTGTTTGCGGTCCAACTAAGATAGACGACAATAAATGGATTATAGATTTTAGTTCAAAAATAGGCTATAATTAAATGAATACATTGTTAAATGAATACATTGTTAAATGAATACATTGTTA